ACCGAGATCTCGGTATCCCAACTGCCGCGCAATACCGCCTGCAGAATTGGATCGAATGAACCAACCGACAATTCGCAAGCGTAGGGACCACCAATCGCCGTCTGCATGCCGTGACGACCGCGCGTGTGTTGCGCATCGCGGCGGACTTCCTTGCTCTCGATCGCAGCCTTGGACAGTTTACCCGGCGTGCCGCCGGTCTGCCGCAGGATGGTGGCACCTGCTCCGGATTGCGGAGTGCCAATCCCACTTTGCAGCATGAAGGCAGTATAACCATTGAAATTCGTCTGATAAGTTGGTGCGACCATGGCCTGGGCTCCCTTTCAAGGAATCCGAAATTTGCGAGTTGCCCAAGCTCACAAGATCATCGATGCGGCGCGGGCGTCACGCCGACATGGCTTAACCGGAGTAAAAGAATTCAAAATCGATCGTCGTCGTTACTCGCCACCAGCCGGCATTGTCCGCGCTGCTATCACCGCCATCGATGCTGGGTGTGATCGTGCGAACGCGAGTTGGAGGTGTGTCGTTGTAGAATATTTGGTTGCGGAAGATTTCACCGATGGACCAGGCATACTGCCGCGCGATTAGGCTTCCGCTGTTCACCGGTACAAAGACATGGGCATAGATCAATCCGATGTGAAGCCAAATCTGCGCGCCTGGCGTCCCCGTCGCGTATGGCTTGCCTGTGGTCTGGATGACTTCGAGATCGACCCACGGCGCCGGATTGCCATTGCCATCAACGGGAGGCCACGGATCGGGCGGCGTTTCATTCTGAAACGCGATCTCTGTTGTCGACCAATTATCCCGCAACCGCTGTTGGATGGCCGCAACCGCGCCGGCATAGTCCGCCATTTTATAATCGCTCGGAAATTACGAGGGCGGGATAGCGAAGATCTGATCTATTTTGCGCCGCAGCTGGTCGCTTGGATTCTCGACCGGGTTTTGGCCCTGTTCGTTTTGGCCGCGGCCCAGACTTTCCAAACACAATTCCATCGACAACACCTCGATAGTCAAATGCAATTTTTGCAAAATTATCATATTTACTTTTCACAATCTGCTCGGCCTGGTGATAAACTTGATCGGTTCCGGGAACCGTCATCTTCATCTTGCCAATTTCAATTTTTCGCGCATATGGAAGAGGATTCAAAATTACAATTTCATAACCAGATTTATAATCGGCCAAATTACTGACCTCTACGCCATTCATAAAAATTGTATGTGCGTTTCGGTAATCTCCGCTTAGCACTGGCGACTTTTCGAACAGCGTTTCCATCGCAAATTGAACGACCAGATCAAGCCGATTATAATTATATTTTATTATACCATCCGGCTTAACCATTTCCTCTGCGACACTGAGTACACCGTCGACCCATCGCCGGAACGATCCGGGTTGTGGGTCGGAATTCATTATCTCGCCGTGGCGAGTCTTCGCTGTCGTTACGATCAATCTTTGCGTTGCCGCAAGCGTGTTTTGTTTGGCAACGCTGAATTGCTGAGAAACAAATTGCGGCGAGCTCGACATCAGCCCAAAACCCGCATATCAATCCTGACCAATTCCGCACCTGGATATTGCCCTGCGGCTGTCTGCACCGCCCGCCATGCCCCGCGCACAAATGCCAAATCACCGCGCGTCTTGCTTGGAATGCGGGCGTCGCCTGTCACTGTTGGCGGCTGCGCCCCTGGCCATTGCGCTTTGTTGATCTCGGTCGGCGAAAGGATGCAGACATATTCGTTCATGCTGACCGAGCCGACCAGATCCTCAGCCGCCTTGAAAGTAACCTGTGCCAGACATTCGACATCGATGAAGATTTGATTGGGTGCGGTGCCGACCACGCGGCGCAACTTGATCTGTTCGCCAACTTTCGCCAGTTGCTTGTCAAGCGATGCGATGTAATTGCTCATCAGCGCACCGAAGCGCGTACCGCCAGCGTCGTATTCGCATACGTTCCTGTCGTCGAGACAACGGTGCGCAGCATATTGCCGAGCACGCCATCGATGACGCCCTCCGACGACAACGCCGTGTAAGTCGCCACCGCTTTCGACAATAGCCCGGACAAATTACAGACCGCCTTGCGTGATGCCGTGGTGAAATCAAATTCCGCCACGTCAAACCATACCGTTCCGCCGTCGAACGATGTTTGCACCTTCGCTGTTGCTGTCACACCGCCGCTACCCCAACCAAATTCCGCATCGAGCGTGACCGCCGTCATACCGTCGAGATCGATGATCGCCGTCTGCACCTGCGCGGAAAGCGCGGCCGTCAAATTAAGCGAGGCGAGCGGATAGACGCCGGGATTGTCCATGCTGATCCAACCTCAATGATTCCAGACGCGCAGATTTTGCAGTAACGCCATTACCGCGCCGCTAAGCGCTGCTTCTGCGCCGCCGCCCATCGTCCAGCTCGTATCCATAACGCCGGGAAGGTTTTCTCGGCTGATGAATAAGTTCTGTTGTGTAAGCGACCGTAAATGGCTGACCTGCAGCGCGATCGCCATGCGGATTGTTTCGTCGACATCGGAACCGGCATCGCCGTAGCCTGCGATGAAGCGGAGCTTGACGGCGCCGGCGCGCAACGCCGCCGTCGGCCAGGTCGCACTCTCGATCAGCGAGAGATCGCTCGGCGCATCCGAATTGACGACATAGGTTGAAGGATCGAGCGTCTGCACCGCGTCATTAATGTCGAGATAGGTGACGCTGACGACTTGCTGCAAGGGCGGCAGCGGAATGGTGATGCCGTGGCGCCTTTTCGATGAATAGGGATATTGCCCCCAAACCTCTTGCGGATAGGGATACCAGACTTCCTGCGGATAGAAGCCCTTTTCCTGGTAGTAGTAATTTGAGGTCGGAAAGCGATCCAATACCAGATCCCAAGTCTGCGTATTGATCGCGCGGCCGAGCCATCCATCCTTACCATCGATCATCTGCCGTGAAGCCGTGATCAGCGCCTTGATCACATCGTCGGAAACCTCATTGCCGATATTGAGCCGCGCCTTCGCTTCCGCGGCGGTCAATGGCTCAACAGCCGGGCCGGTGACAAGAATGAGTGACATTGTTCACCGCTTATTGTGTGAGTCCGGCTGATAATCAACAATCACATCAAACGACTGCCAATCAAATCGATTGTCCGGAGAAAACCGCCGCGCCCGATGCAAAAGGATTTCAACGCAAGTCTTTAATAACTCTGGACTTGCTTCATCGCGGCCACGAACAACCACCATCACCACGAATTCTTTCACCGTCACACCAACTGGAACGCCAGCCATGTACTTTCGACGTGAACGATATCGTCGCCGGCTTTGTGAAACTCATCAAGCACGTCGCGCACGTCGACGGTTCCAAGATCATGATAATCGTGCCAGACGATGATGCCGCCTCCGCGCACTAGCCTGCGGGCCAGCGCCGTGTCGTGCATCACGCCCTTAAAACTGTGATCGCCGTCGATGAATGCCGCATCGCAGAGTTTTAGATCGGCGACTTTAAGATCATGCGAGCCGTGCTGGCGCAGAATCAATTCGAAACGCGGATCACTTTTTACCAGATGACCGGGCTGTGCTGGAACTTCGTTCGCCTGCACCGCCTTGGCTGGGACATAGCCGAGCGGTACGTCGATGCCCTGGTAGTGTTCAATACCGGGAATATTGTCGAGAATAGCCTTGGCAGTTCGCCCCTCATTCACCCCGAATTCAAGCACCGCCTTGGGATGCACCGAGCGAACGAGTGCGATCAGCACTTCGAGTTCGCCCGGATTCATGAACCGCTTTGGAAGTCCGGCCCAATTTATCTCCCGGATATCGAGTTGCGATTTTGGAACCTTCGGTAGCGACATAAACAAACTCTTCCAGTCTTGCTCGCACCTTCGGCAAGTCGATTGCCTTGGCGCATCGATGATCTTTGCTAAAGCATTCGCACGGTTTGATAGGATCGATGCCCAGGAATGGCGCAAACCTTGCCCCGGCCGAATAGAGCCGAGAACTTTCGTGGCCGCCGAAGACACAGACGTTAGGAGTGCTCACGGACTGCGCGAGAATGAGAGCAAACCCCGGCGAACAGAACATCAGCGCAGCCGAAGCCGTCAGCGCGGCGATGGTCTCGAAATCGAGTTCACCTTCATGACATTCGACGTCGGCTTTTACTTTCGGCCCGACAATCCATTCCTTGCCAGGAGCGGTATCGGCAATGCTGATAACGAAAAATGATTCGCGGATGGAATTGAACAACGCGGCATAAGCAGCGTGATCAGGATTGCGCGCTGCGCAGCCATTCCATTCAATGCGCTCGACCAACGGTCGATAGATCAGCAACGGCTTTGTCGGTTGCCATTGTTCGAGTTTAGCATGCGCTTTCTTAATCCACTTTGCCGCAATCGGCATGCGATAGTCGGCCGCTGCATCATCGCACCGGCAATTATCCATCATCGCGCCGAGAAAACCCGACTTGCGGATGCCGTCATGCGTGTACCAGATGCGCATCGCCTTCATGCCGGCGACCGATGTTATTCGCGAATAGTTCTTTGCCTCTCGTTTTGCGTTCTTCGCCTGCGTTCTCAGATACGAATTTTTATTCAATAGCTTGAGCCGCGGGCCGACTAGATCGTGATAAACGCATGGCCAAGGCGTCTCTAGCCAGATTTCGTGTTGCTCCATCAGTTGCCGGATCACCGCGCGCTGATGGATGTTGTCGCCAAGCCCGTGCATGCCCTGGATTAGAAGAGGTATGAGTGTCGCCGCCGTTCGGGCGCCATTCGCTATTTCATCATCCCGCGTCGCAAGCCCGTTGACTTCCAACACCTTCGCGCGCTGTTCACTCGCTATAAATATCTGCCCGACTTCGACGTTGCCCTCGTGCTCGGCGTTGAACCAAGGCTTTAGCGCCCTCATCACAATCACGGTTTAGTGCCTTTTCCAAACTCATGATCGGATATGCGGTTAGCGCCGAACACGCGCTCGCGTTAATGATTTCGATACCCATGCCAGCCAGATCGCCGGCGGCCTCATCAAGAATGCGTCGCCACTTGATTACGTTATCGAGACCAGGATTCCCGAGCTCCGTTCTATGTTCACCATGCCAGTGAACGCCGTTGTCGACCCGCATATCGAAGCCGACTAGGACGATGCGGCGCGCTCCGAGTTGCACCGCCAAATTGATCGCCTGAAATCCGCTGTTGCCGCCGGCGCCGATATAGCCCGGAGCTGTGATGATGCGATTGCAGCCTTCGTAGCCCTCGCCGGGATTGACACATTCGATAAATTGCAGTGCGGGATATAGTTCGCAAGTCTCCCTGAAGCAGGTGAATTTATCTCCCTTGAATTCCGACACGCCGGCATTCAAAACCCACCACTTGCCATCGCCCGCATAAAGGGCATCCGCCCAAGGAGCGAGCCGCCAACTTTCATTGACTACAAGAACTTTCGCTCGCCCGCGGGCTTGCGCAAGGTTTTCGTTGGCTGCGCTTGGACCGCTGGCGACGATGACGGCTGTATGACACCGCCATGATCGCCGAATTCCAAAGGGCGCGGCACCTGCGATTGAATTTCAATCTTCGGCTTTGCCGATGTGACGCGCGCCGCCAATTGTGCGCGTTCCAAATCACCAGCGCGGGCATCCGTTGCTTCAAATTCTTGCCCAATATGGACAGTGCCCTCGTGCTCGGCATTGTGCCAGGAGCGCAAGGCTTTCATTCGAACTGACATAATTCTCTCCTAGAGAAGATAAAGGCGATGCGCGCTCTTTTTGCGGTTCTCACCGGACCACATGGGTTGAAGATTGGTAATGGCCCATGCCGCTCTGAATTCTGGACTTCGATTGCTCGTGAACTTGAACTTTACGAGCGGAACTACGTGATCAACGTCCCATTTGTCCATATTTGACCACGACATCCCGTCTTTGAATTGCTTTTCAAGATGAATGGCTAGATCATTGATGCTCCAACCGAGAAGTCTTTGCAGTTTTCCGCGCGGCCGACGCTCGACAAGACCGCGCCGCATCGCCGTTCGCATTCTCTGGTTTAGAGCCCACGTAGGGTCCGTCAGTCGTCTCTCTTTTGCACGTATGCGCTTACATTCAAGATAGCGAGATTTTACAACCTCTGGCCCTCTATTCTGGCATTCAGGGCAATATTTTTGACATTGTGCAGTAAATACGAAAGTACGCTCACAGTTTCCACATAATATTTGAGAGCCGAATGATGTCCTGCCTTGAATCCGCGCTAACTCTGGGTAGTTCTCCTTAATTTTCTTAAGATTGCGCTTATATGCGCAGGGCCGACAGCAATCGGTTTTGTCATTGTTCTTAAAGATAAAATCTTGCTTACAATCAACGCATTTCAGAATATCACCACGAATCGGGAGTCCTCTCGCGCGGCGCTCCTGCCGCTTGGCCTCGCCCGCCGCTGTATTTCTCGCGACTGCCAATTCCAGGCGCCGGTCTTCGGCGCATGGAACACACCGCATCCGATTGGTCCCGTGATCACCGCGTTCGGCGAGATCACCACAGTCATGGCACTTAATCTGCGTGCCTTTTCTAAGTGGAATTCCTTTGCGGCGGCGACGGCGCTCGGCGGATGCGGCACCATTTGCCAGCCTCACCGCGATCCCGCACGGGCCACAATAATGAGGAAGGTTGCTGCGGGATGGGGGTGTTTCAAAATACCCTCCGCATTTCTTGCAGCACGGCACTTTAGGGGTGTATTCATTTATCAGCGTCATCGAATCTAATCCATTCGGAGGCGTTAGAAATCCGCCGAGATCACAAGTCTCGGCGGGTTTCGCATTTTGTCATCCTGCCTCGCTTATGGCAAGGACTCTTTTCCCTCGTTACTTACTAGAAGGCACCATAAATAAATGCCGAGGGTCGGTAACAGGCGAGAGCCAGGCGCTCTTCGCCCCTTATGGTGATGAGGTTTCGCTGGAAGTTGTCGGAATCTTCCGTCGAAATCAAGACCTCAACGCCCATTCTGTCGAAAATCTGCGCTCCGAGCCGGAAGGCACCAGCAAGAAAGTGGCCGGTCGTCATCGCAATCGTCTCGACCACAGGAAGACTCCACAGCATCGGTTGAAGGGTTCCTTGGGGATCACCAATAATATAGTTACCAAGGTTGTTCTTCAAAGTTTCGATTTGTGCCCAGTCTGTCGGGTGAACGACATACCCTGTCGACGGGAACAGAGAGACTGACGCTGCCTGCAGCGCGGCAAGACGCAGCTTGTCGATCTGTTGGATGTCAGTCGGTGAGAATGCCGCGCTGTAGGCCGTCGCCTGTGGCACGAGTCCAAAGATGTGGTTTCCTGTACCGTCGCCGGTCAGCAATTCCACTTCCTCGATATATTCGAGGCCGTAACGCAGACGGCCGTCGATGTAGCTCTGCAGTTGCGGCGCGTCGTCGAGAATCTGACGCGATGCCTTCATGATCCAGGCGATCGTGCGCACCGGAGAAGTTTTCAGATCGTAGGTCAGATTGCCCTGCGGTTTGAGCCCACCTTCCGAAACAACCGTGGCGGCAATCGTCGGGGGAACCGTACCGGTTTCCACCGGGTATTCGATGTTGCTTGAGATCGTCGTTCCGGGAGTCAAAAGATCACGCACGGTCATCTTGCGCTGAGGCAGACCGACCATCGGTTCACGCTGCGGAACGACAAGGGAGGTTGCCGCAGAGGCACCGGAGCCGACGGTAGCCACGTTGCTGGTGATGTTCTTGCGTTCCATCACGACTGAGATGGCGCCGCGACGGGCCCCACCCAGAAGTGTGCTCTTGACCGCCTCGTTTTCGATCACCACCTGACCGGCCGACTTGGTTTCCTCGAATTGCATTCCGCCAATGCGACGGGCCATCTTCTGTTCGATGTCGCCGATACGCGCGCCGGTCTTCTTTTCGAAGTCGTCGTAGAGCGCGGTGAGCTTGGTATTCATCTCGCTCAGCGCTTTGTCGGCGCCGTCCTTGGTCTCCTTGGTCAGCTTACCGAGAGTTTCGATCTCGTTCTTTGAGGTCTTATGCCATTCCTTGACCTCGACGGTCGCTTTGGTCAGACCTGCCATAAGCGCCTTGAGCTCGACTTCGGTGACG